CACCTGCTTTCGCAGCCAGATTACCATTGGCAGAACTGTAAGTAATACCTGCGAGAGCAGTATACGCCAAACGGTTGATCTTGCGTTTAAAAGCTGCAGCAAACCGATACGGGAATTTTGCCAAGATATCCAAATCATCATTGATAAACAACTGTCTGGTATAGTTCCATGCAATACCATCAGTACCGAGCTGAACCGCAGTTTTTTCCTTATCAAGTTTGGCATGAGTGAACTCACCGTTCTCCGGAATCAGTTCCGGCTCCTGCGCTCCGCCCAGCTTGTAGCGATAGGCAGTTTTGAAATCGCTCAAGGTACCTTCAACAGTCCATGCTTCAAAAGTAGTATCCACTTCCGCGTAACCCTGACTCATGGAAAGCCTTACCGTAGAATTCAGTAGATCAGAATATGTGCTGCTGGTCATAGCCCGGACAAAAAGCTCATCAGCGTTAAGCTGCAAAACGTCTTTTTCGCCGGCGCGCATCAGGATGTCGCGGGCAATATCGCGCTGGCTCATGCCCCGCATTTTCTCGGCACCATCTGCCGGCTTAGCAATCGCAATACCGGCACGTAAAGCCAAGCCATCGCGATAAGCTGCACGTAGTTTATCTTCTTCGGCAGCCCCCATCTCAGGCTTAGCAGATGCTCTGGCAGCATTACGCGCACTGAGCACTTCAAGCAGCTCACGGTTAACTGTCTCGATAGCCGTACCGTCGTTCAGCCATTTACTCCTCTGCTCACTTTCGATATCAAATTTGTCGCACAATGCATCAATAGACGAGCAGCGCAGGCGTTCCTGCTTTTGTGCTGCCGCACGGATCTCATCTTCGTTCACAGGCGATGTCGCCGGAACAACTCCGGTCGGATTTGCCTCTCTCTTTTCTTCAGTTGGTTTACCTTTTTCATCAGTAGACATTTTTTCTCCCCCTTTTAATTCTCCGGAGCTGCGCTCCGGCACAATATTATTTTCAAAATCGTCGGGAAACGGCAGTGACCGTCCCACGCCAACGGAAGCGTCAGCTGGTACCGTCACGATACTGGCTTCAAAAACTTCCCACCGTGTTGCAATCCAAGCCGGACCTTCGATTCCGTCCTCAGACTTATGTCCTTTTTCGATAAGAGTCCATTCATTTACGCGATACCCCACGGACACTCCGCGAATAAAGCCGTCCTTGACGAGCCCCATGATTTTTTCTGCTTCTTCAGTCTGGGCAAACTGGATCTCAGCGTAAGCTCGGCCGCTTTCTGTCCAGATACGGGTAGGTTTACCGACAACTGCGTCCCGCTTATGATTAAAAAGTATCGGCATCACCCCGGCCGCAAAACGTTCAGTATTCATGGCCTCGTCATTGCAGCGCAGGATTTCTTTATCACCCCACCAGTCAAGGCAAGGTGTTTCGCTGGCAAACGACATCTCCACAGTACGATTTTCTTCGTTAAACTGTCCCAGTGCCGCACTACGCCAACGAGGAATATTCATACGCTCATCACGCGACATATTACGGTAATGTTCGTCATTTAGTTTGCTTGGCATTATTCTCTCCTTCCTGCTGTATGCCAGCCGCTAATTTTTTTACTGCTTCATTGGCGGCCTGGTCGAGTTCCTCTTCCCAGTCCTTCCCTTTTTTGGCAAAAATTTCTTTGAGATTAGTTTGGCCGGTTTCCAACATCAGCTTGTTGGCCAAGGCTTCTTTGTATGGATCAATCCACGGCAGTCCCTGGCCGATAAATTCATGTTTTAAATATTTGGATGTATTTTTATAAAAGTCCCGCGGTACTTTATCCTCCGGAATCCTGCCGGATAAAATAGCAGACAGCACAACATCCTCAAACACGAAGTCCAGGAAGTGTTCGATCAGGAACTGCTGTTCCTGCTCAAAGACCTTCCAATCTTCCAGCAGATTCTGCCGGGCACTGGAATAGTTGACCTGGCTAACATCACGGCTAACCATCTCGTAAGATAAGCCATGTCCCGCAGAAATTTGCCGTAACATAGCCAGATTATAGTCTGCAAGTTCGCTGCTCTGCCCGCTAGGAACGAGTGTTTTAACATCCTCGCCTGGCTTTAATTTATTGACCGAGCCGGGAACGATACGCTTACTTCCGGCAGCTTTGCCGCTATCACTGCCGCCTGTCGCTACAAGCGAATTTCCCACGGGCGTCGTAGCATCTTTCGCTGTAGTAATCCAGACAGCTATTGCCGCATTTATTTTTTGCTTAAATGCCACCGCCTCAAAAAATTCGTCCAGGTCGTGAATTTTATCCAGTGTCCTGACCAGCGGCGTCATTTCCCGCACTTCACTTGGCCGGCTATGATCAGCCAAGAAATAAACTCGTTTCGCTTCGATACGTTCCGGCTCCAATTGCACGAAAGTTTCAAAGCTATTTTTTCGTAAGTAATACGACAGCGGCTTGCCGGCATCGCTCACCTCGATACCGCCGACTATAGCATTTCCCTTCGGTGATCGTAATGCAGCCGGCCCTTCCAGCTCGTCCACCTCTGCCAGCTGAATTTGATATGGAATCCGCATATCGTTATCGATAACTTTTATAGCCAAAATCCCGCCATCAACCAACCGCCGGCGCACTATCATTCTGAGGATCTCATTCAGTGAAAATTTACCTGATACGTCACAGTTACCCGGTCGGCTAAATTCGGACCAAAGTTCTTCAAGGAGATTATTCCAGTCCTGATCTTCTGTCCTGACCTGTAGGTTGAATCCCTTGCCAACGACATTGCGTTCAAAGGCATTCAAGATACTGTTGACGATCTCTGAATTCCGTTCCAGATGACGTGCTTTTCTCCTGGCCAGATCCCGGTTCGGCGAATTTAAAGCCTCAGCACTTCCATCTGTCGGATACCACCCGGCAGAATTCCGCCACGTTGGAACATTCTCATAAGCATCAGCGCCACGTAAGGCTATTCTATGCGCCTTCCGCTGGAAGGCCCATCGCGGAGAAAAGAACCCGATAAAGTTATCTATGCGCTCTGCAAAAGTAGGATTTCTCTGATTATTCGTCAACCTTCTATCTCCTTCCGTAGTATGTCAGCGGCGTTCCAAAATACTCGCTGCGACCGCTTGCATTAAATTCGGCTATCTGCTGCTCAAGCGCAGCACGCTCAGCTCTTAATTCACTTAAACTGGCCTGCTGTACCTTACCGTTTCTGGTTTGAATAACTTGCCCGCCCTTCATAACGTTGGATATAGCGGCATCCACATCGGCCAGCCTTTGGTTCAAAGTTTCGATGTCCATATAATCCCCCTAAATTGTAAAACCCGGTTCCGGAATAGCTAATTCCTCATCTTCGACAGCTGTATCAGCCAGTTCTTCGATAATGCGTTCCTGTAAAGCCCGCATGTTTACCAGATCGGCAACTGCGAAAGCATACACGCAGCAATCCCACCAGTGGTTCTGCTTGGCGCTGGTTTTTGGCTCCCATTTTTCCCGCCCTTTATCGTCTACTATTCGGTGCTCTGATGTTATGTGCTCTGCAAATTCCCTGCTGCAATCGGCATTTAACATCCATGAGCTGCGCCCTATCGGAGTACCGATCCGTGTGGCGATATCGTTTTTATACTGGTCGGTATTGACCAACCATAACTGCAGCGGCATTTTCCCTGGAGATCTCGGTTCGATATTAGTTGCTCGAAGATACGCGGCCATCTGGGTACTACTGCCTTTAACCGGAAACGCTACTCCTTGATGTTGCCAACAATAATCGTAAACTTCTTCAGTACGATAGCCTGTATCGATACCATAGATACATACACGGTATTGGCTGCGGCCATCTTCACCTGGATAAAGCGTTGACATAACCGTATTAATATCTTCCCACGTTGTTACCTTGCCATAGCCTAGAACCTGACTTGTCACGCCTGGTCCCCATGCATGTATCTCCCAGTAAAAATGACCTTTCTGCACGTCCACGCCGCCGGTCAATAGCTGCGCCCAGCTGGGAACGATGAACATTGGGCATTCGGTCTTATGCTGCAGCACGATATCCACATCCATAACAGCAGACTTGCTTTCCCACGGTTCGCCCAGCCAAGAATTAACAAAGTTCTTAAGCTGCAGCGGATCATCTTTTGAGCGAATGAATTCAGCTGCCATCTGCCCAAAAGTTACCCAGGGCGAATACAACGAGTTCAACCCGTAGGCAATACTGCGCGGCTTTCCTTCTACCTCGTTAAGTGGTACCCATTTACCCTGCACCAACATATCAGGCTTGTATTTATCAGTAATATGCTCATGACATTGAACGCACTCATAATGTGTATGCTCTTCTACATAGGTCGCTTCCTGCTTAGAATCAAACTTTACCTGCTCCCATTTCAGCGGCTGCATCTCGCCGCAGAACGGACACGGCACCTGATATTCATACCGCACGTCCGCTGATTCATACAGCTGATAGATCTGTCCCGTTTTCAACGTTGGCGTTGACCAGAAAAACAATTTTCTCCGGCCCGGCCAGTTCTTGGCACGTTCTTCCGCCAGCTTCAAAGGACTGGCTTCTTTACCGGCGATCTTAACGTATTTATCTATTTCGTCCATAATAACTGTAGGCGATGACCACGAAGCCAAATCCATTGGCGACCTGGCACTGCCAAATTTACAAAAGCCGCCGGCAAATCGCAGCATCGTATCTTTACTGTCGCCGCGCTGATATTTGCCGTCGAAACACCGGTTACTTTCAAGAACCTTCTGCAACCGATCAGCCGAAAACTCTTTCAACGTTTCATCATCTGGAAGAACATAAATAATACGTCCAGGTCTCTGATCGATTATCGACCCGACAATATTAATGCCACACTCGGTACCGCCGACCTGAGTCGGTTTCAGAAAGATAATTTTTTCGACACCTTCGCGGTTAAAAGCATCCATGATATCTACCAAATATGGAACGATCTCATTTCGCCACGGCCCTGGCCGGCTGGTTTCTTCGCTGCTCATATAGCGATTTTTAGCCGCCCACTGACTAACTGTCATCGGCTCATCGGGCTTTATTTTTTGAAATACCCTTTTAAGAACCTCTTCTAGGGCGTCCACCTGTTTTTTTAGCAGGTCGTCTTGATGCCGGAGCGCAGAATCTTCCGCTATCGGCAACTTCTTTGAGCCCCTCTCTAACATAGGAATCAATCAACCCCCTAACCTGTGGCGCCAGTTCCGGATATTGACTGTAAATTTCAGTCATAACATGATCAGCGATCGCCATCATGCTGGTTCTGATACTACCAAACGCTTCCGTTAGACGCTCTTCAACCAACACAACAGAGATCAGTTCCCCGCTTTTTATCCTCAGCTCCTGCTCTGCTATAGCTGCTCTGGCCTGTTTCAGCCGAGTATCTGCAGCCAGTTTGTCAGCTTCAGCTCCTGGACCGCCCTGAATCCCAACAGCTCGCCCGCGCCAATTTACCAGCGCTGCAATATCCCACCAACCACGCTTCTCCTTCGGCGCGCCCTTCTTTTCCCAAGCACTAAGCGTCTTATCCGATACCTGCATGATTTCACAGACCTTTGAGGATTTTAACAGTAGGCGCTCATCTGGAGTTATTTCCAGCCAGTTTACCTGCGGAGCTTCATCGTCACTTTTATCAAATTTCGCCTGCAGCTCCAAGAATGCTTTAGCAGCCTTCGGATCACCACGAACATGCTTCTTTCTCTGCTTTGCTTTCGGCGCTTCAACAGGACCTTTTTCAATTACTGTTTCAGTAACTTCATAACCTGTCGCGTTCTTTTTGAGCGACTCCATAACCTCTTCAATTTTCGGATCCTGTGGTTTCGACATCGCATCACCTAAATTTTCTTCAAATCGAAAAAATTCGATTTTTGCAGAATTTTTGTTTTTTATAAAAGGACAGTCTATTCCCGCTTGTAGAGCGGTTTTTCATCCTTCTATATATAATTTTGAACCATTAACAAGGCCGATACAAGTACATCAACCCCCAAAAAGTCGCATAAGTGTCGCATCTTTGCGGGACAAAAACGTCACCAATATAAAAAACACCCCAAAAAAGGGGTGCTTTTTATATTTTTTTCGCTTTTAATCCTGTCGCTGCTTCGAACCTATTCAAGATCACCGTACAATACACAGGGTCTATCTCCATCATATAGCATCGGCGGCCAGATTGTTCGGCCGCAATGAGTGTGCTTCCACTGCCACCAAATAAATCAAGAACAATTCCACCTGCTTTACTACTATTAACAATAGCCTTAGCACATAGAGCAATCGGTTTCATAGTTGGATGCACATCATTGCGCAGAGGTTTGTCTACCCGCCATATAGTAGATATATTATTTAGATCCACCAATTCATAGCTCGGTACCTTAATTGCAATATCAGTAATTCCATTCAGTATGTATATAACAAAGCCACTTTCAGATTTCTCCACAGTTATTGGTAGATCATCAATTACAGTCCCCTGCTTCCGTCCGCCGTAAAATTTATGGGCAGCTCCTGGTTTATGCCCATATAAAATTGGTTCATGCCGCCATTGATAATCATTTCGGCCAAGGGTAAATACGTTCTTCAGCCAAATTAAGCATTGCTTTAGACTTAATCCGCTTCCTGTAAATGCTCTTCGAAATTCATTACTCGCACTGTCAGCATGGCAAACATATATCCCCGCCCCAGGCTTCATGCTTTCAAAACAGCAATGCATAACTTTATCAAGGAAAATACCAAAACTTTGATTATCCATTTTGTCATTTTTTATCTTTAATTTTTCCTTAGTCGCGCCAGTATAATTTACATTGTACGGCGGATCTGTAAATACCATATCGGCCAATTTACCATCCATGAGCAACGTAACGTCTCTCAAATTGGTACTATCTCCACAAAATAACTGGTGAGATCCCAGCTCCCATATATCACCATA